TGTGTTACGAAATTGCTGGTGTGCAAGTGGTCGTAATGCATCTTGAAATCAATAACGCCCCCATAGCCTCCTATCTCCACCTTGCTACCGCAGGAGTGGTTGAGGATAGCGACAAACCGTTGCAGGATGTCGGTCTCTTGGTGATGAATGATGCTCGTTTCGTGGTTGCCATAGCCCACCAAAAGGATGATGTCGGCATACGGCTTGAACCACTCCACCGCCGTGTCCACGATGGAGTCCAGGTACCGTCCATTGTTGTGTTCGGGGCGAATGTCCTCCTTGCTCCTGCGTGGATCGCCCTTGCCCTGCATTAAACAAAAAAAGTCACCATTGACGATGACTTTGACATTCCTTCTCTTTGCTTCTTCCAAATGGTTCTTCAACAGCTCCCGGTCGCACTTGGGGTTGTCCCAATGGAGGTCGGACATGAGGAGAAACTCTTGCTCTCTACCGCAATCCACGGAGTGAACATTCTTGCTGTGTTTCGTTATCATAGGTTAGGTTAAGAGTGGGTCATCGTAAAGGTCATCCATTTCAACCTTAAAATCGGTCAGTACCGCATCAACACGCTCCTGCATCTCTGGTTCATCGCTGAAGGTGTGGTGTTTGAGTTCGGCCAAGGCGAGGTACATCGCAGGGGCAAGCATAGCCTTCTTGTAATTGACCATATCCTGCTCGTTGTTCGTGTCAAACTCAATCGTTATTTTGGCCATTGTGTTTTTTTAGGAGGTAAACAACCGCTTCTTCAAAGGTTTCGGCCAAAGATAAAAGTTCATCCCTCACATAGAGAAACTCCTTTTTGTTAAATCGGAGGATAATCTTCTGAGCCTTAGCGTTGTCCTTCCTCTCCTCTTCCTGTTCCAACTCTTTCTCAATCTCTTCGGGCATCTGCCAGACATCTATGCCGCAATCGGCCAAGAGTTGAGCATCCCACTCGTTTGCCAAGGCATCGTAATCGTAATCCCCAAAGGCCGAGTTGTCCTTCAAGGCGATGGCCTTCAGTTTCTCCAAGGGCGTGTCTGCGGAGAGAACCTTGCAGGGTGCCGAATCGTAATTCAGTTCCTTCAAGGCTTTGAGCCTCATATTGCCCCCAATGACCACAAATGTTTCCTCCAAAGGAAACACGATAAGCTCCCGAAGCTTGAGCATCTCTGGGTCATCCTTGAGGCTTTGGACGAGCTTGTGGAAGCGGTCATCCCGGATGAGCCTTGGATTCTTAGGAAGCCCCTCTATCTGCCCGACATTGTTGCGGAGCTTATAGAGTTTGATTTCTTTGGTTTCGCTGAGCATCTTACGGCAGATCAATCTCTCCAAAGAACGGCCTCTTGTCTGCGCTCTTGGATCCCTTACAAGACCACAACGCCCTTGCGAACCAATTCGGAGAATGCGTCTCCGTTTTGATACCGGCAGAACGAGAGCAATAGTTGTCCCCCTTCGGAGTGCCGGGAGCAATCGTATAACCCGATGCCCCGAATTGCACGGTCTTGCCATCCTTGGTGGCCGTGTATTTCTTTCCTTTTGCGGATGACTTGGTTATCATCCATCCTCTGAACTCTGGCATAGCGTTTATTTTAAGCGTTTGATAATCATATCGTGCGGAGCAGGAGGAACGCCACCAAAGTACGCAGGAAGCGTGTAGGTGATGAGCGGTATGCGAACCTTGAAGGTTGTGGACACATCGTTAATCCATACCGAAGCGTTGTTGCCTTGGTTGGATATTAAGCACCTGACCTTCTGCCCGAACTGAACCTGGCAGAGGTAGCGTATCTCCCGAACGCCATTCACATACGAGGTGGCGTACATCTTGATATATTGCCCTTGCTCGTGGGGCATCCAACATACCCTTACCGAATTTCGCTTGTGGTAGGGAAATCCAGACACGCCCCAAAGTTTGTTGATGCCATAGCCCTCCAATCCTGTTTGCTTGTAAAGGCAAGACTCCGTGAACTCGTATTCCCTCCGCCATACCGTGCCTATTGTTGGGAGCATCGGGTCGTTCTCGGCCCAATTCTTTCCTTCCTTGATGACTATTCGTTTCATAGGCTCAAAATTAGTGGTTATTCGGTGAAATAGCTGTCTATGATGGCCTTGGCCGAATCAAAGGAGTTGGCCGTGCAAGCGAGATAGCCCTTCCGCAAAAGCCTCTGAATCATCTCCCATTGCTCGGCAAAATGTTCCGTTGCTGGTTGGCCATTCTTCTTGAAGAACCGCACTCCTGGCCGCTTCAGCTCAATGAACAAGCCGTGATACCCTTTCCTTGGCTCAAAGATGAGCAGGTCTGGTATCGCTCTTGACGAGCGGAGTTTAGCGGTTTTCACGGCAAGGCCCATTGGCAATCGTATGCCCGATAAGTCAGAAGTGAATATCGCTTGTGGGTAATTGAGTCGGATGTAAAGGCATAGGCTCTTTTGGAGGTCGTATTCGGATTGTACGGGAACCTTTGGGCTTGGGCATTTCTTCATTCTTTGTTAGGTCGTTGTCGTTGTGTATCGTTTGCCAAATACATTCCTCACCCGGTGAGAGAAAGGCTTAGAGCCTTTCTTCTCGTCCGAGATGATTAGAGCGATAACAAACACGAGCGACACGAACACGAAGATGAAGCCGAATGTTATCCAAAGCGGAGCGAAGCACCACATCCAGGTCAGCCCCGAACTTGGCAACAACAACTTCACAACGCACAACACCGCTGAGAGCAATGTCGGCCATTTTGCAAATACCCCCATTAGAACGGCATATCGTCTTTAGGGGCAGGAGCAGCCGCTTGAGCCGAATTGGGCTTCCAGGTATTCAACTCGGCATTGTGGGTGCCATACTTGTCGGCTTCACGCTTCGGCCAACAGGCGATACGGACATAGCCCTTTTCGTCCCGATGCTCTTGGAGGAAGGCGATGAATTGGTCCACATTGCAAGACATCTCAAACAACTCCTTCCCGGAGATGATTTTCTTGTTAATGTAAATCCCCTTTGCGTACACTTTTTGATTTGATTGGTTTGACATTTTTTACGATTTTATGGTGTGGTTTTTGTTTGCGGTACCCTCTTTCTTCAACTCGTCTATACCTATGGGAGTACCATTCAGAGGCAGAGACCGTGTAATTCTTGGGATGCGAATACGCATCATAGCCCTCCTGATAAGCACTCACGAGGTGCTTGGTTTCAGTTTCCTTCATCTTCATCACTCGCTTGACAACATCTTGCTTGGTGACCAAAGGGGGCAGGGTGGATAGCCAATCCAACAATAGCTCTATCGGGGTTGATTTTCTTCGGAATCTCATTCTATGGAAGTCACTTTGATAACGACAGCCGACTCACACTCATCCATATCCAACATCGGTTTTATTCTGTCTTGCAACATTTGGTTCGCTATTTGAGCGGTTTCCCAAGGGCCGAAATACATCTCAGGGCCGAAATACATCTCTGGCTCGGCCTTGAATTTCAGCAAGACAACATACTTGCTTTGGTCTTTTTTTATCCTGACGGACTGTTGGTCTTCAATCGCCTGGGTGATGGCTTTAACATCGGTTTTCGTGCCTCGGTAATCGGTCATAATATCCCTCTCAACCGCCCGAATTGAATGGATGATGGTGGAATGGTCTTGGTTGAAGTATTGCCTTCCAATCGCAAGCTTGGGGATGTTGGTGTACTTGCGAATCATATAGCAGGCCACTTGCCTTGCGTGAACGACATCCCACAAACGGGTTTTGCTGAACAACTTGTCCTTGTGGATTCCGTAGTAATCCGATACAATGCCGATAATGTCTTCGGCCATTGTGTGTTCAATCTTTCCTATCATTTGTTCTTGGGTTTTTTGTTGTCGGTGTTTTTTGCGATGACATCAACGAGAGAACCACAATAGGGGCAATACGGACCGCCCTTGATGTCTATTTGTGCCTGGGTCACATCGTGTTGTATCAGGCCGTGCTTGTCGCACTTTCCAACGTATTTCATAGTTCCTTCATTAAGTTCTCAACATACTGAATGCGTTGGCCTATCCATCGCATAACAGGCACCGCCATTGAGTTACCGCAAGCCTTGTATCTTGGCCCATCGGGACATTGGTCGGCTTCCTTGTTGCGATATGGAATCTTCGTCCAATCATCGGGGAATCCCTGCAAGCGTTCGCACTCCTTCGGGGTCAGCCTTCGGATGGCCATTGAGTGTAACACGGCATTCATATTCGTTCCGTGCTGTTCCCTTACCACTCCAAACTTATCGCCAGTTGTTTTTTGATTGTAAACATCCACGGCAATACAAGGCCCACTCATTTTAGCCAAGTCGGTTTTAAGTGTTTGAGCGATGCCTTGGTCAACTTGTGCAGTACGCCAGTCCACGGCTATCGGTTGCAACACGGCTCCAATATGCTCTGTATCGGATTGTGATCGGATGGTTTGCGTGGTATGGTCGTTTGTGGTGTAATTGTAGGTGTCCACGGCTATCGGTTGGGCAACTCCTTGAGTGGCTTTTGTGTCAACGGTATAAGATGTTCCGTCATCGTTCCATCCACGACCATTTTGAGCCTTTTCAATCGGCCTAACATCTTGAATGGCTATCGGTTGGGCAACAAATTGCTGAGTGCCACCTTCTCCTCCTCTTACAAGCGTTCCAAATTGGTTTGTCCTTGCGTTACATTCAGCGTCTATGCTTATCGGTTGGGCAACTGCGTGTGGCCCTTTCGCAACCAAAGATGACATTGTTTCTCCTTCCTCAATCCTCGGCTCGTATTGTGCGTTCTCGCCTTGGTTGAATGCTGCTCGGTCAATGACGGTTGGAGCATAAACCATATTGCCCGTTTCGTTTGAACCGCTTGGACCTCCATATCCCTTCATCCATTTGCTTGTAACGGTGGGGCTTAAATTACCTCCTACGCAACTCACATCGCCTGCCTCTCCAACGCTTCCTTCAACATTGGAGGCAACTTCTTCCCTCTTTTTTCTGCTCGGTTTAGTATTCCCTTGCAGGCTTTCTCGCTCAAATAGAACCGCTGCGGGAGGTCTCCAATCTCCAAGGTATCCGAAAGTAGCGTCTCTATTGTTGGCTTGTTTAATGATATTAGTGATCTCGCAAATCCCCCCCATTTCGCTAAATATGTCTCTACTTGTTTGTCTCGCATAATTCGTAAGATTTTGTGATAGGGTTAAAAAAGATGATGTTGCGCTTAACGAGTTCGGGGACGATCCGCTCAAACGAAGAATGAGCCTTCCGATGACTTCCCCTATCCGGAAAAACATAGAGATTTTCGGCTGAATTGTTTCCTTTGTCAAAGTCAATGTGGTGTACAATTTCATCAGATCGTAAAGGTCTTCCAATGACTTGTTCAACGACTCTTCTGTGAGTATATACTGGCCTTCCGTTGATGAACCCATCAATAGGTCTTCCAGAGTGATTTCCTTTTCTGTCTTTGCGCCATTTGGCAAGTCCCAATATTTTTGAACGGGAACTGACTTCTGAAATACCTCTATCAAGAGTTGCCGCCACATCTCGTAGGAACAATTTTCCGTGAGAATCCCGAACAAACGCATCCTCCTCTGGACTCCATCTCTTGAGAGGCTTGCTTGATCCAAGTTTTTTGGCTCTTGCCCTAACAGACATAACGCATCTATCCAAATGGCGTGCAATATCTCTGTGAGACATTGAGCTATAGTTAGCCCTGATAAAGTTGTCTTCTGATTCAGTATAGAATCTACGCTTTGTCCACATACGAATACTCTCCTTCTTCTTTGTGCTACTCCAAAAAATTGTGCATCTAAAATTTCAACATCGCAAATATACCCCAACTCTTCCAAAGAATCAAGAAAGCAAGCAAAATCCCTTCCTCCGTTACTTGACAACACGCCGGGGACATTTTCCCAGACAATCCATTTGGGCTTTTTTGCGTCAGCCAATGCGAGAAATGTGAGCATGAGGTTTCCTCGTGGGTCAGCAAGTCCTTTGCGAAGTCCTGCGACTGAGAAGGATTGGCAGGGGGTTCCTCCGACCAGAAGGTCAATTGATCGTTCATTGAATGTTGGGTTTTGGGTTAGTTGAGTCATATCCCCAAGGTTGGGAACATCGGGAAAGCGGTGTTTCAATACCTCGGAAGGGAATTGCTCAATCTCTGAGAACCATTGCGGTTCCCATCCAAGGTTATGCCAAGCGACTGAGGCTGCCTCAATGCCTGAACAAACGGATCCGTATTTCATCAGAATGGTGCTTTTAGGGTTTGAATCTTCTCCTCAAAGGTAGGAATGTTTCCATTAAAATCCAACACTTTTGTGTATTGAAGTTTAATTTTCCCCATAGCGGTACCAATCTTCCCATTCCGATTCTTCCTCACAAGGATTTCAAGGAGGTCAATGAGTTCTTGCTTTTGGGGGTCGTGGTCTTCCATATACTCGGAAGGACGATACACGAACAGAATCTTATCGGCATCAAATTCAAGTTGGCCTGTTTCACGCAGGTCGCTCGGCTTGGGACGCTTGGAGTCCCTCTGCTCCACGCCCCTGGACAACGATGACACCACGCAAATCCAAATGTTGAGCCTCTTGCAAATCGTCTTGATGTACTTGGAGATGTTGGTCACTTGCTCAATTCGGGGCTTGCCTCGGTCTTCTGGCAGGGGAGAAATCAGTTGGAGGTAATCAATGTATGCCCCTTCAATCTTGTGCTTCTTGATGAGTTTTATCAACTCCAATTCCATCCGCTGAGGGTCAATGCCGGGGACATCCACAACGTGCAACGGTGCGCCTTTGACCTTATCAATGTGCTGAGAGATAGCCAAGAAGTCTTGACCGTTCATCCGCTCCTTGATGTCCAGGAAGACCTCTCCATCCACCTCGGCGAGGTTGGAAACCAATCGGGTCATCAGCTGCTCCGTGGACATCTCCAAGGTGAAGAAGGCCACAGGCTTTTTGTTCATCGCTTGGTTGAGAGCGTATTGCAGGGCCAAGGTGGTCTTGCCCATTGCAGGACGGCCCCCCAGGATGATAAACTCCGAAGGCTTGAAACCCGTTATCAGGCTGTCGGTGTTGTGGTGGAAGGTTCGGGTGATGCTGTTGTCCTTCGCTCCCGTAATCACCTCGTTGAGGCCCATCATAAAGCCCAAGAGTAATTCGTGAACCTCGGTAGCAATCGGGTCGGGGTCTAAGGACTTGATGTCTTGGATTTCCTTGTAGAGGCGATCAACATCCTGGTGCTTGAGAAAGTCAATCTTGGTCTTCTCAATTTGGTCGTGGATGTACCGGCAATGCAACTCGTACCGGTACACCTTCCATCCATCGTGAGAATAAAGCCCTGAGTCAAGGCTTGCGAGAAACACCACATCGGTGGGGACATTCATCTCAATCATCCGTGAACGGACGGTGAGCGTGTTGATAGGCTTGTCCTCGGCCCGAAGGCTCCGAATGGCTTTAAAGGTATTCTTGCGGATTCCTTCATCAAAATACTCTTCTCGGAGTTGGAGGACTATATCCCCCGGCTTGATGATTTCGCAAATGAGGATGCCGAGGAGTCGGTCTTGGTATTCAGCGTACAATTCCGCTGGGAGGCGTGTAAAATCGGAGTGGTTGTTCATTGTTTTGGGTTGAATGGTAGGGTTTGTGTTGGGAATGGCCTCCAGACTGCGTAGGAAGCTCGTCATTGAACGCTTTATGGGTTAGGTATCTTACGGGGTCTTTGCGGAACTTACGCTCTCTGTGAGCCTCTAAATAGGTCGGAAGGGTATTGCGGATTTTCTCAATCTCTTCATCGGTCAGTTTGAACCAAGCGAGGATGGCTTTGTCCTTGCCGACCTTCTTGTCGTAGAAGTTCCAAAAGCCTTCAAACATAGCCATCATTTCCTCTTGGGAGTGTTTAGAGTTCCTGCGGATGTTTTTGTTGGAGTATTTGGACGTTCCCTTCTCTTTTTCCTCCCCCACACCCCCTCCTTTATCTCTACCCTTTAGAGTGTTTAGAGTATTAGTATTGTTTATATGTATAGAATTGTCTATATAATTATATATATATAGTAGGTTTTGTTGAAAAATCAAGTTTTCTCGCTCAATTTTATCCACATAACTCTCCAGGTCTTTGACATACTCGTCCTGGTCAAGGTAGCATTCGGGGTTAGGCCGCATTAGGGTTAGGGGTTTAGCATTTTGGTGGTGTCAACGAAATGGTCGGATCAGTGGTTGTTATTTTCAACGACCTGCCCTTCTTCAACAACGGTCATTTCGTAGTAGTCCGTTCCAAATCCGTATGCATCGTATTCGTTAGGACTGCCCTTTGGGTAAACTTTTTCAATATGCTTGTTTACGGCTTTGATAGCTTCTTCTTCGCTTTTAGCAATGGTGAAGAACGATTGCTCACCGTGTCCTTGTGGTTGGAATGCATATAGTTTCATGGGGTTGGGGTTTGGTTGGTCAGTTTACAGGCTGACGCTGGGGGAGGTTTGGTAAGAGCAGAGGCTGACGGATTTATCATTCATTATATGCAATAAGGGTGCTTATTGACCGATTTATCATTCATTGTATTCAAATGGGTATAGTTTGGTTGGGTTCACGAATGAGCGAGTTAGTGGCAACCCTAAAAAGACTGCCAGACAATTTTACCATCCTTCCAAAATCCATAATCAAAATCTGTTATATCTTGGTCTTGATTAAAGATGAACATTTTAAAAGTCCTGTCTTTTTCCATTATTATCTGTTTGGCAAATGCGTAAAATTCAATTGTCAAACTTTCTTGATGCGGAGTAGAACTAACATCGGCAAACATTCTTTTGCCGTTTGTACTTACTCTTAATCTTTCTTCACTTGGGATGTGTATTTCCATTTTTTATTGTTTAAATTGTTAATTAATCATTCATTGTATCCGATTGCGTATTAAACGTGGGTTCGTGTTTCCGAATCCCAAATCTCGGTCCAATTAAAATCCTTCCAGCTGTCCTTCCATATAGATTTAAACTTTTCTTTGATTTTTGATTCAAAACTTTTGGCCTCTTCCAAGGTGTCAAAGTCCTCCTGAAAATCATTCATCCCTCCCTCAGGATAATAGGCATCACCTGCAAATACTAAGAATCGTTTCATTATTGAGTGTTATTTGTGTTTGTATCCAACAGGCGATTTTTTTCTGCATTTAACCAGTCTTTAGCCGACATACCGCTATTGGCAAATTTTTTTGAATTAAGCATATCCAATGCTATTTCAAGTGCGTGTAATTGATACTTTTTATCAGCAATCAAGCCATCTAAATACTCATAAAAAGCCATTTGAGCCTCATACTCTGCTTGTGCTTGTGCTTGTGCAGCCCATCCTGCTTCGTATTCCCATTGTTCTTGTGTCATTTTATTTAGGTTTTAAGGTTTGAAA